CAAGTATATCTTCGCCATATTCTTCAATACATTTTTCTAATTCTGTTTTTTCTGAATTTAAAAGTGTTTTATTACAATTACAATCAGTTAAAGATGTTATTTGTTTATGGTCAGTACATGGCATATAATAAGTATTGCCATCTTGCGTATGCTCATGATAGCCTTCGCAACCTAATCTTTTAGCTTCTGCTTCTGCTTCTTCTATTGTTTCATATAAAGGTAGTTCTTTACCGTCTGTAATCATAGAACCAACCTTAGCTAGTTTTACGTCTTGTTCAACAGTATCTTCGTCTTCATCTAACGGTGGTAATCCTAATGATTCTCTTACTTCGTCTTGTGTCATAACTTCACGTATAGTTTTAGAATCAAACTGTACTGTTATTGGTTTGTATAGTTTTAGAATCAAACTGTACTGTTATTGGTTTAAGCTGTACGAATTCAACAGGTAAGTTAATATTGTTTACTTCAAATATTGTTTGTAAAGTTGATAAGATGTTTATTTGGAACGGTCTAACCACAGTATTTTGATAGAAATTTGAAGCGTTTATAAGCTCATCTGTATTGCTTGAAAAGCCATTTGTACTATCAATACCCATAAGTGTCTTAGACGTTACCCTATGCCCTGACAGGATATTCTGAACGAGTAATTCTTGGAGTGCTAAAAATTGTTTGTCTAAATCAGAAGGAGAAATTGCAGTTATTTCAGGTGTTCTAGTCTTATCGTCTGAGAATGTTAAAATAAATTTTCCTGCGTTTTCTGCACCCGTGAATTTTTCTTTTATACTTTGCTCTATTTGAAATCTTTCCTCTTGTGTAGGAATTCCATTCGCGAACGAAATCATCATGCTCGAACTGAAGCCCGAATTGATATTCGATAATTGGAATTCAGCAACCCGTTGGTCTACTAGACACCAATTACAAGCTGCTAGGTAATCAGGCGTATGATAGATGTCCATATTTGGGCTATAAGAACCTGTGTATAGTAATTGACTAGCAGACGTTCTGTCTTTAGTATTAAAAGCTGCAATAGGATAAGGTTTATGTGTTCTTACATTAGACCAGTCAGCACTTATAAAATATGTATCTACTTGCCCTAGTTCATTTGGTCTACCTGCCCTTACTCTTTCAACAGGAACGTGGTAGACTTCTGCAATAGCTGTTCTTTCTCTATTCCAAATAATATGTAAAGCGTAAGCACCTTGTAGCTTAAAGTCAAAAGCAACTTTCTTTATTACTTGATGTAAAGTTTCCTTACCATTAACATTAGCCATAAACTTCTTTAAAGCTACAAAAGTATCTAAGCTATCGTATTCATCAGTAATTACTAAATTTTCCCCTGCTATCATTTCTGCTGTAGAATTGATAACTGCGGCATGGGTACTAGAATTATAGTAAAGGTCAATAAGGAACTGAGGATAGAGGTTTCTCCAGTCATCTGTTCCGTACTCTATGTAGTCACGGCCGCGTACTTCTTGAATTATAGGGGCTGTGCTAGTTTCAAGTGATATGTTTAATAAGTTTTCTTTCATAGTATATCTTCTTGTTCATTTGTCCATTCAGGGATAGCCATTATAGTTAATATTTCTGAATGATTATATTCTTGTAAACCTTCTAAAAAACTAGGCGTGTTACCTGTATATTTTAAAACTGTTTTAGTTCTGTCTATTGACAGCCTTAACGTTTCTAGGCTTGTTTCTGCTATTTGTGTAAAATCTATATTTAACACATCTGACATATTATATATTACGTAATTCATAGCTATTTTTTTAAGGTGCGTCTGTTACAATATCTCCAGAAGCCATATTAGTCATTGTTCCGTTATTACTATTAGTACTGTCATCCGTAATAGTAGGAAAGCTAGACGTACCACTAGGATCGCCATTTCTCCAATAACCTATAAGATCTGGCTCGTTAGTTAAATCAGTTGGTGTACCACTATTGTAAATTGTTAAAACTCTGTCTGCTGTTAAAGCTGTATCGTAAAAAGAAATTTCATCCATTTTACCATTAGCAAAAGTTGTTGAACCTGTAATTCTCTTACCTATAAAAGCGTCATCAGTAGTATATACATTTGTTCCGCCTGATCCACTTGCTGTTGCTGCCTTTGCACTTCCGTCTACATATATCTTCCAATTAGTTTGCGTTTCATCAGTCCATACAAATACAATATGATGCCATGTATTATTAGAAACGACCGCACTATTAGTTTGTAAACTTCTTCTGTCAATACTGCCCATTCCGCCACCATCTCCTGTGTGCATAGCTAACTTTCCTGTTGTATTTTTAGAACAAGCTATACCATTATAGGCAGATGAATTACTAGAATTACTAGAGTTTGAAAACATCCTAGAGGTAGCTGTAGTTATATCAGTCCATTTACACCATAAAGAAAGCGAAACACCGCCTGACACAGGAGGGCGTAAGCTAGAGTTATTACCTAAATTAACAAAGTCATCAACCCCGTCAAAATCTAATGAAAAGAGATTCATAAAAGAATCAACTGATTTTGATGTAGATAAACTTTGTCCTAGTCTTAGTATTCTCATTATATTACATCTTCATAGTAACAGATAGCAACTCCTGATGTCACAACTCCTGATGTCAGAGTTATTGCCGTGCATTGGAGAAATAAAGTTGTTCCCGCAGGTACTGTCGTGTGAAGGTTGCTTATAGCTGAACCTGTACCTGTTTGCACATTTGTAGCTGCTATTGAAGCTATTACTGATTGAACAGGAAAGTGAATAGCATAATACTTTTTGCTTGTCATAGCTGTAGTTCCTATAACATCGCATCTATGTTTTCCTAATTGCTCTGTTAATAATTGTTGTACGTTTTCTATTGCCATTTTTTAATTTTTTATTGTCCGTAATATATATAATTATCTGTTGCTGTTGGTGTATATTCTGTAAATTGTACTTGTTCTGTACCTGATTTTTCAGCTAGATACATTTTACCTTTTGTTACTAACCCCTGTACTACACCTTTATTATCAGCGGCAGGACTTAATACTTCTGTTTCTGTAGACGGTGCAAAGTTTTTAGCTACTGTAACTGTACCAACCCAAGTAACTTCGTAAACTTCATATTTCCAATATCCTGCTGGTAGTAAGTGTATTTCACTATTATACAAATCTACACTAGCTAATACTGATTCGTAAGTAAATAACAAAATAGTATACCTTTCTCTTATCTCTGCTGTAGCTGCGTAAGCATAAGCAACTGAACCGTCTAAGTCATTAGTAAATTTTACTAAGAACCTTATCTTGTTCATATCTGTTTGTGTACCGCTTAAATTGTCCTTTACGCAAACGTATGCTCCTATGTTTGTTTCTGTAGTTGCTTGTATCATACAGTATATAATAGAAATAAACTGTTTTTATTTGGATATAAACGAAAAAGAGGGCTAAAAAGCCCCCTTTATCAAGAAAATATGAAAACACTAATTAAAGTGAAAAGTGTATTTTATAATTCTACTAATTATGAAAACACTAATTAAAGTGAAAAGTGTATTTTATAATTCTACTAATTAGGAAGAAACAACTCCGCCTAATGTAAACGCCCCGTTATCAAATGGGTTAGTCGTGTAATCTGGTACAAATTGAAAAGGTTTTTGCTCTAAACCGTCAAAGGTAAGAGTGTAACCATTTCTATCTCCAAATGCTGCGCCACTATCCATTGTTCCTGCATTTAATTCCATTCCATTTACACTACCTAAACAAACTATAACGTCATGCCCTGTAGCTGTAACTGTTTGATTTAATTGTGCAAATATAATTACCTTTGTTGCTCCTAATAGCTTAACCTGATTTTGGTCTTCCTTAGTTAAGCGGTTAAGTATAATGTTTACTGTAGGTGTGTAAAAAATTGTTCCGTTTTCCCTAGAACCTGTGATAGTATCTGTAAGACTTGCAACACCTAAAGGCATTGTATATCTATATAAGCTATTACTACCCATTTCCAAATCAGTAATTTCTCCGTTTGCTGTTGGTATTGAGGTTACTTGGTCATAAACTGCAAAATAAATAAACTTTATTCCAGATGTGATTCTATTACAATCAAGACCTCTACCTTTCGTTAATGCCGTACATGCCATAATTTTTAATTTTTAGAGGTTAAGGAAGGGCTTTTACACCCTTCCGTAAATTTATTTTGTTTAT